ATATATCAACAAAAGAATGGATTAACTTTATAGTCGACCCGTTGATTCTGAGGACAGCAAAGTACGGAACCGAACAATTCTGCTATGTTGATATTCCGGAATATATTGATATTGACCTTGTAATCATTGATGTCGAGAAAGAAGGCTACTTGGTAGAGCGAGATTCTCGAAAACTGAAGATTTCTTGGTAATTGCTTGATTGCGGTCTTAAAATATCATATAATGCAAAGCATAGAAACATTGAACAACCCTTAATGAAAGGAATTATAAAATGATTAAAACTAATTTGAGACCATCTGATGTGTTTGATGCAGGAACGGCATTGCTGCTGATAATGTTTTTATTGATTGTCCCCGTTGTAATTGGCTTAGGGAGTATTGCCCTCGGCATATATGTTGGCAATTTTGAACTAACGGCATGCGGAGCAATTCTTCTGTTCTCTTTATTCCTCTTATACGGTAATTGAGTGGTTATTATGAATAACGAAAAACTTTTCAAGGCTCAGGTATCCATTGCGGCAGCATATATTCGAGCTCATGGTCAGTATGTTCAGAATCCAGAAGAAGTGGCAGAGTATGCAGCAATTGTTGTAAAATTACTTTCCGAGAACGATATTGAATCTATTGTTTTGGAGGACGAAGATTATGAAGACTGAGATGAGGAAGATTGGTTCTGTCCAAGGCTATAATCAGAAACTTAACGAATACGGCAAACCAGCTAGCGGCAAACTTGACACGTTTGAAATCTTCGTGCCTATTGTAAATGGTAGAAGATTCAACAATATGCAAATTTATAGAAAGGTTGGATACTAAAGAAAATGCCCCGAATCCTTTTGGAGACGGGGCAGTCTTTTATCAAGCGTAAGTTTTGAAGAATTTCAGCATCTTCTGAGTAAGACGAGTTGAAGTGACTTCTTCGGGATAATAGTCAACTAATGTTGAACCAGTTTGGTCATTTACCAAGAAAGTAATTGCGTTTCTTGAGATTTCGCAAATTTTGGCTGACTTGATATCCTTACCATCAACAACCAAATTATTGCCGGGTTTCTTACCCTGATTCTCTTTTACAATACTGCCAAGGTTGTTACCAAACAGCTGAAACTCTTGAAACTTCAGTTCAAAACGAGCTGCATTTCCTGAGTAATTACCAAACGCCTCATTAATCTGAGCACCGGCTTCTTGAAGAGCACTTTCGAAAATTTGTTTTACATCAATCACGTTATTTCCTTTCAATATTAAACGTTAGTGGTTGCTTCTGAAGACCAATATTGTATTGCCATCGTGCATGGTAATTCAGCAATTTGATCGTTAGAGTCCCACGCCAGCTGAACTTCACCCACATTAATTGGCCATGTGCCTTCAATCTTATAGGTGCGAATTGCTTTGCCTTCTCGGTTAAGCAATTCAACCTGAGCAGAAGCCATGTAGTTTGAAGGATTACCCCAACCAGGAATTGCGATGTTGGAAACGTGACCGTTTACAAGGTCTGACCACTTCTCGAAAGCATCGCGGGAAACGAGGTCAGTGTCAAGAAGAATAGTAATATTCCAATCGTCAAATACCCTATCACCTGCAAACTTGGCAACGCGCCCCATATAGGGAGCATTCACCACACCAAGCTGGGAAGAAGGCAGGGTGGCAGCCTTACAAGTAAACGAGATTTTCTGAGATGCCTGAGCACCGCCAACCTCGTTAGGGAAAGTAATAATCACGCGAAACAGGTTGGGGCGAAGACCGCCACCAGACATATTCGCAATGAAGTTAGAAATGTTCTGAAGAGCCATGAAGTACCTCAAATAGAATGTTATATAACTGTTGTATTGTTATTTATTGTTTGCTATAATAAGTCTTATGACATTACTTGAATTTATTAAAACTCGATTACTCGATTCAAAAGGTAGATTGAACTCGAATCTGTTTCGCGAGTCGTATAGGCTCGACGAGAAGTTTCCGCTTGAGTATAAGATGCTTGCCGAATCATATCCGATTTACTCAGATATTCGGCAGAAGGTGTATGCCGTAATTCGAGGCGATTATTATAGATGCCCTGAATGTGGCAATATATGCAATTTCAATTATAGATTAACGGTAACATACTGCTCAAAAGAATGTGGTATGAGGGCGCGCCGCAAGCATTCGAAAATGATGTGGGATAATAGAACCGATGATGAAAAACGCGATATAAGGCGGCGTAGCCTTGAAACTTTCAGGAATAGAAGCGAAGAAGAAAAGGCATTGACACGAGAGAAACGCCAACAATCAAGCCTTAAACGATACGGCACTTTGCATCCATGCCAGAGTCAAGAAGTTAAAGATAAAACACGTCAGACCAATATTGAACGGTATGGTGTTGAGAATTATTCAAAGACGCCGGAGTTTCTTCGAAGAATTGAACAAACCAATATTCAGAAGTACGGTACACCGCATCGTCTTCAGAATCATTCTGAACTGCAAAAGCACAAGGCAACAATGCTTGAGAAATATGGTGCTGAATATGCTATGCAGTCTGAGGAACTCAACAACAGAAATCAGGTATCAAAATGGTCTAGTGTAATTGATACTTCCAATTGCAAAACATACGAAGACGTTAAAAAGAAATACATCAAATCACTTGGTATTGAGTATGAAGGAAGTGTTGACAACATATTGATTGGCTCACCTGAATATCCTAGGTCAAAGGCTGTTCTTGAAATGTTCCTTGGTTTGGCTGAGCCCAATATCGATATTGTCAAACGTGATATAACCAACTATCATTGGTATGCTAGGTCTCTTGGTTTAGAAATTGCACCGGCTAAAGTTTCTGACCAAGAGAAAGAACTAGGGGAGTTTGTATCAAGCCTTTGCGAGTGCGAGTTTAATAATAGAACTGTTATTGCTCCAAAAGAACTTGATATATGGATTCCTTCAAAGAACATTGCTATAGAGTACAATGGAGAATACTGGCATAGTAGCGATAAGGTAGGCAGAACGTATCACAAAGACAAAACAGTTTCATGCGAAGAGGAAGGTGTTCAGCTTCTTCACATCTGGGCATACGACTGGATTAACAAACAGGATATTGTAAAGTCTATTATTCGGTCGAAACTTGGAAAGTCCAATGTGTTGTATGCAAGGAAATGTCAGGTTAAGATAGTCGGCAATAGCGATGTTCGAGACTTCTTCAATAATACTCATCTGAAAGGGCATCGTAACGCTTCGATTACATTTGCTCTGATGTTTAATGAAGAGACTGTTATGGCAATGTCGTTCTCTAGGCATAGAGAATATGAGTGGGAATTAACTAGGATGTCTTCTAAGCTGAACACCACTGTCGTTGGTGGCATGAGCAGACTTCTTGCAGCATTCAGAAAACATACTAATGCCAGAAGTGTCATGAGCTATGTTGACCGCGATATTAGCAACGGCAAATCGTATTATGCTTGTGGATTTGAATTATTGAAAACAACAGAACCAAGCTATTGGTATGTTGGTGAAGAAATTATGCCACGGCAATCATTAAACAAACAGTCAAGACTAAAAGCAGGCTTTGCTGGCTCCGAAGATGAATACGCCAAGCATCTAGGATTAAAGCGGATTGACAACTCTGGCAATCTGAAGATGATAAAATACTTCTAAAATAAAATGCCCCGTTTCCGCAATTGGATTCGGGGCATTTTTGTGACTAAAGTTTTATATTAGTATTTGCCAACCACTTCTGAGAATTCAACACCAGTGCGAACAGCAACGAAGTCAAGTCGAATATAGTTGATGCTTCTAGAAGGTTTAATGTAGATTGCACCAACAAATTGACCCTTGTCAATAACTTCCGGAGGGTTATTGCGTTCCGAGCATTCAACGTGGAAAGCGTATATACCGCGACGACCTTTAACTTCACGCAGGTAGGGTTCTACTAAATTAACGAAAGAACTTCTAGAAAATTCGTCATTAAATTCAAAGAGTAAGTATTTCGCAGCTTTACCAATTGCTTTTTCAAGCGTGATAAACAATCTTCGAACGTTAATAAACTGGAATGCAGACGCCTTGGCTTGACCAGTTTTGTCGCCATACAACACAGTACCTTCATTCACAAACGTCACAACGCTGTTGACCTGGATTTTGTACAAGTCATCACGACTGTCTTCGTTAGGATTGAATGCCAGTGTGGTTACGTTTTTCAGGCGACCACGGTTGAAACCAGCAGGTGACCACCATGCATCATAATCGCGTTCAGTTGCTGCAAGAAGGCCAGCAATGTCGGCATTCAACGGAACCCAACGATATTTGTCGTTGTACACATCATACATCAGCTTCCAGCCGCTGTCTTTAATCATATAAGAAGAAGAGCGACCAATGCCATTGTATGTTGCCTTAATAGCCTGAGTAGCAGCCGACTGAGTCTTGTTCAGAACGTCGTCTTTATTCGGACTAATCACAACCACACAGTCTTTGCGGTTCTCGCAAATGTTGTCAATGATGTACTGAACAACAGTTTTGTGAGAAGTCTTGCCACCAGCATCGGAAGTGATCAGAATACCGATATCAACTTCTTCGGTGGATTTGAACAGAGTCCAGCCGTTAATCAATTCCTGAGCGTCGGGCTTGGTGCCATCGTTACCACCAGAAAGCTGGAATTTCTGACCGTCGTGATTTTCGGTAGCATTTTCTTTCAGCAGTTTGTACTTGGTCGGAGTGCCAGACACAATCAGCTTAGTTCCCCATGCACCTGTTGCATCGGTAATGGTACCAGTGTTGTCGTAGTATGCAGAATCTTCGGGATTGGCGAAGAACCATACATAGGCAGAATCCTTGTTCAATACTGCGCCATAATACATCGGAGCACCGTCGAGGGCTTTTGCGTCAGATGCTTTTGACAGGAAAGAATAACGTTCGAGGATAGTGCCAGGGATACCAGTGAATTCGCCGAGTTCGTCAACAACGACAACGTGAACCTCGTCGTATTTTGCACCGAGCGAAGCTGCATATTCTGAAGTGCCAGGAGCAGCATCGAACTCGTCTGCATACTGCCATTTTTCAAAATTATGCTGGTCAGCGATAGACACTTTCAGACTGTTACCAATAGCGCCAGGATAGCGAGCAGCAAAGCGAACAGCATCATGAGTTGAGTCGTTCACCATGTTGAACTGTTGCTCGTTCTTAATCAGCAAGCCTGAACCATCGCCCGTTGCATTCTTGGCTGTTGCATTGTCAACAACACGAACCAAGTGAAGGTTAGAAGAGTAAGCAAGATATGACTTGGCAGAAAGCCAGTCAACATAATTGCGGTCATTGGGTTTGCCGAAAATATTAGCCATCTCGGTATCGCTTGATACACGAGTTCGTTCATCAACCGGACCCCAGACGAAATCGCCAACGAGAGCAGCGGCAGAAGTACCAACTGCTTCAACGCTACCAGTCAGGTCGATTTCTCGAACCTGAACGCCTGGAGCTCCAGAACCAAATGCTTGAGCCATTAAAATCTCCAATTTGTTCGAACAAATAACTATAATGTATAATAACACTTATAGAGTATTTATAGCTATGATTGCAGACGTTCAAATTGATAAGAGGGGTTTATGTTATAATAACAACGAGATGCTCAAGGCTGCTGGTGTCAGTATTCCGTTGACTGCCGAACACATTGCCGAGATTGAAAAGTGTGCAAGCGACATTCTTTACTTTGTTCATAACTATGTGAACATCGTTACTCTCGACGACGGTGTTCAGAAGTTCAAGACATATCCTTATCAGGACGAGTGGATTGATGCTTGCTATAACAATCGTTTCGTTATTGGCAAATGGTCTCGTCAGTCAGGCAAATGTGTTTCACCAGGCACGAAGCTCAAACTTCGCAACACGGAAACAGGCGAAGAAGTTGAAATGACAGCAAAAGAATTTTACGAAATCGCTTGACGCAAGAACATAATTCATGTATTATTACTTTACCTTAATAAAGATGAGTGGATTATAAATCATGTTCTATGTTTTGTTTTTCTTATTGAGTATCGCTCTTCTTGCAATGACATTCCAGCATTTCTGGTACGACGAAGAGATTGAATATCAGGAACGCGAGCTCGAGATTGAAGCATTGATTGCTCGGATGGAAGCTCGTGTCGAAGAAGAAAGGATTGCCAAATGCCAGTAGTTTGTGTTGCTCACGAAGAAAAATGGAACTTTAGTGATGGCGCATATCATCTCTTCTGGATGTACGATGGTTCAAGCGTATGGACAGAACGTGTATTCAAGGACGAGATTCGTGAAGTTTCGACAGATATCAATGTTATCAACGAAGCTGCCGAGTGTGTTCGCCGCCAGAAAATGCTAGTGAACCAAGACAACCTCACTGGCTGCATGGTGAGAATCTCTGGTAGTCGTAATGTTCGACCCGGTCAATACGAAGTGGTCAATCATATTCTGCCAGAGTGGAATGGGCAGTATAAGACCCAGGCTCGTGTTGTAGTTGAACTCTATCATACACGCAAGGCTGTTAGTGCAAAATGCGTCAAAGAAATCATATTGGGCCCGTATCCATGGTGGGCTAAGAAAGGAATGAAATGACTAATAAAGAGATTCTGTCGAAATGGTTTGGCAAAGTATTTGCCATTAAGGGTATTGGTGATGTTTGCATCTTGGCAGACACGGCTCATTTCGGAGCGCCCGAATGGTATGTAAACTCTATTAATAAACATACGCCTGCAATCACAATCGAAATAAAGTGCGATGGTGAATTCGACTACAAAACAATCTCGTATAATGAATTGGCTCGTGCTGTTGAGGTTAATGAAAATTTGTCAACACAAGATAGTTTTGATGATTTGACAGCAGGCACAAAATTCCAGATTCAAGACTCAAGAGGATATATTAAAGAACTTGTGGTTATCACAAAACATCTTGACGAAGTGTTCTGCTATTATGCCAATTGCGGCAACGCCAGAGTTGGCAATACCACAATTCTGTCTATAAACTACATAAATTCAAACGATAACTTCAAAATCTTGGAGATATGAATTGAATACTGTATTTGAAATTGAAGATGCCATTGGTCGCAAATACATTGCAGACGAAGAATGGTGGCTAAAACAACCCATTCAAGGTCTCATCTTTGAATTCATTGATAACAAGATTACTGGTATCGTCAGTACATCATGGGGCTTTGTTAAATCATGCAAGGTAAATCGCATTAGACAATTTACACATCAACTCGATATGTTTGATGCCCTTGAGCAAGGAACAGTATTTGAACTCCGAAGATACGATATGCTCAACGATAGATATTTCCAGCAGAAATACATCGTCGCATATAAACACGAAGATGAAGTATGTGTTATTAGAAAAGGATTCACAGGTCTTGAGATTATGAAGAAAGCAGATATTGAATCTAATCCAGGTTTCATCATATGCACAAAAACAGGGTAATGACCGATTGCTGCGGACGAATATACTTCGTACCTGAACAGTATTTCGTCCTCAGCGGTCCAGAGTCGGTTTTGAGAAACATACTCAACAGCGAAGATAACTTCGCTGTTTTTGTGCATAATCTCGAAACAAACGAATCTGGCTTCAGTCATTACTCTTGGAAATTCATATCAGAATTAGTTGAATGTGGCTTGAAAGTCACATGATGTTCTGTTATAATAACGACATCTAATAAAGAAAGGACTTTGTAAAATGAACGACATGAAATCTGCTGTTATTGCTTTGGCTCACTCTGTTTTGCTTGAAGAATTCAAATTATCAGAATCCAATAATATAATTGTTATTACATCTTCAAATGGTTTTGTTCGCATCACAAAAGACGGTGATAATGCGTTATTAGAAGTAAACCCCGGATATTGTCAGATTGTAGAACCGTTTACTTGCATGCTTGACGGAGATGATATTAGAAAATTTGCAGATGTAGTTTACGACACACTCATAAATCAATAATAGAAAATGCCCGAATCCTTCTTGGAAACGGGCATTACCTTTCATCTCTTCTTAACCCACTTGGTTATCCCGGCTCCGAAGAATAGCATTAAGCCGTTATCAATGACGTTCTCACATTCTGTTTTATTTGGGTCGAAGCCTGCACCAAACAATGCAGGCATCTTGTGCTTCATGAATCTCTGTCTATTCATCAGTTCAAAACCATCTGTAATATAGAACTCGGGCTTAGTAGCATATCCTTCTGTCTCGTATCCATTCTTTCTATAGACAGAACCATCTGATATTAGACCAAGACTGAATGTGACCAGAGTATCACCTGGAACACGTTTCTCAAGCTTAGAATAGCCACCAACAACATTAGTAAACGGCTTGCAAGCATAGCGTTCAATACGAGTGATATTGCCCTTAGTAGTATATGACAATAATGCAACCACTTCGTTCTCGTGTATTAAAGCAAGAGATTTCGCCGCATTTGTGGTCTGCCCCTGATAATGCCATTTGGCATAGAACTGATTAGCTTGCTTGATTCCTATTTCTGTGATACTGCACTTCCTAGCCATGATTCTATTAGGCAGTAAACCGAGTTTCGACAGAATCATGCTTTCTATCAATTCTGGCTTATTAACGACATCAGCATCTGTGAACTGAATAAGTTTAATCCCCGCATTCATACCATGAATAAACTTATCTATATGTCGTCTGTCGACCTTTGGCACTTGAGTTGAATGCCAGTATAGCCCGTTCACTTCGATAGCGATGTTCTTTGACGGAATCCATATATCGAGTTCCTTGGGCTTAATAATCGACTTATTATGAACTTCATGCTCTATACCATGCTTATTCAGAATGTATGATATTGCTCGTTCTAGTTGGGTGAACCTCTTACAATCAATATTGTTCTTCTTGAGATACTTCAAAACAATATGAGTTGAACATTCATAGTCTTCTGCTATTTTCGAAGTTGGTTTACCAAGTTTGTATTCTTCAACGAAAGTTTCTTCAAGATGTTCAAACGGGCAAACATAAGGCTTAGGTGTTCTGGGATTACGCTGAATAAATGATTTAATTGCGTCTGATTGAGAGTGCCTTGGTAGTCCTTCAATTGCTTTTCGAACAATGTTCTTCGTGCATCTCAATCTAAGAGAAACTTCAGATATTGTTAAACCACTCAAATATAGTTTTCTGTGTTCCGAATAATCTGGTGACGGTCTTATTGGAAGTTCAATACCATTTTCCTTGAGTAATTTCTTCACAAGATAAATCGAAAGTCCAGTTTCATCTACAATTTCGGACATTGAACCTAATAGTTTTGACGCGGCTATTACTATTTTTCTTGTCTCCGGCCATGTTGCAATATGCTGAGGGTCGTGCTCGTGACAGTATCTATTCCAATGTTGATTTGTGCTCCATGAAGTTTCCTCGCCGCAAATAACACATTTTGGTTCATAACCAGACATAAGACAACGAGCCTTATATTCGTCACTTCCATAATATGCTGAAGTCAGAACATCAAACTCTTTTCTAAGTTCTTCATTGTCTCTTAGTTGCTTCAGAATTGACCTTGCTTGAAAAGGCTTTCTGTAAACAGCTTTTAAAAATTCTTCCCTATTCATACTTCATAATTATAGCATGAAAACGAAATCAAAACAAATGCCCCGAAAGGCATGAACCAATTCGGGGCATATATATTAACGATACTACTGTCTGCAATATTACAGATTTTTGATTGCAAATTTGCGATAGTAGATATTATCGTTATCGTTCATAGTGGTAAACGGATTAGCTACTAAGCCGTAACGGGTTTTGAAACCAATAGCAGGCATAAATGTTTTCGGATCAACAGCTTTGAAAGCTTGCAGAGGCACATATGGCGCAAAAATCAACCCTGCATCGTAAGCACTTGCCCCTTTATAGCCCACTGCAACACCATCGTGGGTCAGGAAGGGATCAACGAAGACCTTCATCGTGCCAATATTACCTGCATAAGTCGCGCCAGTAATATCAACCTGCAATTGACCGCTCAGGGCTTCGATAGCGGGAGCAAAGTCCAGAAGACCAGCCATTTGCAATGCACTTGCTACGTCAGCACTGGTAATAATGAAGTTACCTTTACCGCGGCGGGTTTCAACAGCAATAGCGTTGGCATCACGGTTAATTGCAAACAGCAAGCCTTTATAGCGTTCTACAGACCAGCGACCATCGCTATCAGCAGTTAAGTCGAAGGTGCCAGCAGTGGAAGCATACTGAGCACCCATCTTGGCCATTTTGTAGATTTTGTGAACGATTTCGCGGTTCTGTTCAATCAGAATCTCGGAAGCCAGAATGTTGGCCAGTTCGGCATCTGCATTCACGCCATGCAATGCTTTCCAGTCTTGCATCAGCTCGATAGAGTAGTCGGCGCGCAATTGACGAGTCATTGCGGAAACCTGTACTTTCTCAACAGTGGCGCTCATTGAGTTCCAGTTGTTGTCGCTTTCAGCGGTTGCAGTAACCTGACCAGCACCGATAGTAGCGGGTTTGGTAGCCTCGAAAGGATTATCTGCACTGTCAACAGCTTTGTCACCAGAATGACCAGATTTAACTTTGTTGAACAAAGCTTCATCACCAGTTGCATTAGTGTAGCGAGCTTTCATTGCAAACACCAGACCAGTTGGCTGAGTCATTGCTTGTACACCGCAGATGTCGTATGCAATGAGTTTCGGAGCAGAACGACGAATCATGCTGATCAGCACCGGGTCGAAGCCTGCGATGTTAGCAGCAACAGTCGCATCCTCTTTCAGCATCTGTTGGGTGTTTTCCAACAGCTGAGCAGTAGTGTTCAAACGATGCTGGTCGGTAATCTTGGCGATGCCGTCCGCGTTAAGAACGCTCTGCCATTTTTCAACCAGAAGTTGATTTTGAGTTTTGTCAGTCATCTTTCAATAAACCTTGTTAAAAATAATTGGTTTTAAAAATAGCTCTATACGTTATTTAACACGCAAGGCATCCAAGTAAGATTTCATTGACTCATCAACGTTATCTTCGGATTTTTTCTCGGGCTCTTTACCCTCTTTGTCTTCATCCTCGTCTTCGTCGATTTCTTTATCGTCTTCTTCGCAATCTTCAATCAGATGCTTAACGATAGCTTCGAACTCAACGATGTTCTCGGGTTTGGTGTGTTTCAAGAGAGAAACTACACGGTCGCGACCAACCTGAGAAAGACTGGATTCGGACAGCATTTTTTGCAGCAATGAAGCAGCCTGAGCAGTTTCTGCCTGTTCGGTCAATTCGGCTACTTTGGCTTCAAGTTCAGCAATAGTTTTGGCTTGTTCATCGATTTGTTTACGACCGTCAGCTTCGATGCCTACAGTGGCGAAGGATTCGGTGATTTGGTCAACAAACTGAACCATACGGTCGTAGTGTTCGGTTTGAACAAAACGCTCTTTGTTTTCTTGAACGAACTGTTTCGCAACGGCTTCGGCCTGAGCCTTAACTTCGGCTTCCATTGCTTGTCGAGCTTCTACAAGTTGTTCTGCTGCCTGTTTAGCAGCTTCTTCAACTTGTTGCTTCAGTTCACCCTCACGGTCTTCAACGCCTTTTGCAATAGCGGCTTCAACAATAGTGCTGATTTCGCCTACTACGGAAGCATCGACACCGAGTTTTTCTGCCAAATCGGCAATCTGTTGTTTGTAAGACATTCGGTTGATACCTTTTCAATGTTAAGTTGTTAAACTCAAAACTTATTTAGTGCGATGTGTTTGGAGCATAATGGTCACTTCTTCAAACAAGCGTTTGAGAGTAGCGGCATTTAGTCCATGCTCTAAAACAGCGTCGTTGACACGTTTCTTGGTTTCATCTTCTTTCAGAACACCATTCTCGAAAACCCAATCACGAGATTCCATAATTGCGGTTACCAAAGCATCTGGTGCAGACGGGTCAGAAACGACATCGGCGGCAGTCATCAGATGATAGTCGGGCTGAACAATCTTGATACCCTTCGCATCTGTTTTGAGACTACCCAATGCTCGAGAAGACACACCAATCTGAACACCCTCTCGAAGCAGACCAGCAACAATGGCACCGAGAGGAACAGTCTCAAGAACTCTTGCTTTACCAATATAATTTGAACCTTCTCGTCTCAGTTCATTTATCTTGATACAGGCGCGTTCGTAGTTGACTTCTGGGTGCGGAGGGTGGTTAAGTTCGCCGACAGCACGATTAGTCTGAACCTTCTCCACAATATACTTCTCAACAGCATCGGGAATATACGAGGAAGGATACAAACGACCATTTGCATTCACGACATCCATCTGAATGAACGGACCAGTGATGTGCAGTTGTTTTTTATCGGCTTCCTCGATAATACTGAAACTGTTGAAGTCGGATTGTTCAACAAGTAATTTCATATCGATTTACTCAAAATTGTGTTTCTTCAGAAGTGCAGTCGCAGCTTCCATAAAATCCTCGGCGCGAATCATATCATACGACTTGTTGGCAGCAATGATATGAGAGCGAGCATCACTGACGTTCTGAAGAATCTTGAATACGAGTGCAAGCTCTTTCTTTGTAAGCGGTGTGGTTCTCAGCTTAGAAACAATAGTGCCAGCAGTCTTGAGCAGATGGCTCATAATCACATCGCAAGCCTTGGTATAACGAGCGATGTCGTTAGGGCTTTTAATGTAAACGTCCTCAATAAGAAGATATGCCTGGCTTTCTGTCAGTAATTGAGATTCGAGGATACTTTCAATGTTAATCATAGGTAATGCCTTTCAAGAATTACGACAGACCCATTGCTTTGCGGAAGCGGCGGGCTTTTCGAGATTTACGAGCCACTCTAATCTTGAGAGCACTACCTTGTGATTTCTTGGTCAGAACAGCGCGGCGTTTGGCTTTGCGACTGGTTGCAAGTTCGGCACCGGTAATCTTAACACATGCAGACCCATTCCATTTGAAACCAGGGCGGCATTGCATCTTAATTCTGCGTTTTCCTTTGCTGTCAACCTTAATGCGACGTCGAACTTCATTCAGCTCGTCTTCGTCTTCGATTTCTTCGTACTCGTCATCGTTTGCCCAGATAACGGTGTCGATTGCAAAGTAGATGATAACGATAAAATAATAACGACCTTCATCAACGATATCGTCAATGTCAATCTCTACTCGCTCGGTGCGGTCAACGTCACGATGAAATGCCATAAGCTCGTAGCTTTCTACACCAGGAATATCGTCGAGCAAGGCGCAGCATTGTTCAACACTATCCCAATGTTCAAACTGAGCAGTCATCACACCGTCTTCGTAATCGAAATCACCGCCAAATGATAACACAGCATTCTGAGCACTGATGATGGTGTTGGTATCGGGTTCGGAATCATCGTCGAGTTCGGGAGTAACGAAACCCGCTTCCTCGGCTACCACGTTGGTCATTGATTCGAGCAACAAATCTTTGAAACTCATATTATTGCTTTCCTTAATTGAATTTTAAATTCCATTAAATTTATTTATAATCTTCTCTGTACTAGGAAAGTTTCTTCCAGCATAATACTTCTTGCCGGTCAATCCATAGAAATCAGATGGATTCCACTCTTGTTCAACCTGAAGAGGGTTCCCGTTCACAATGACATTGCCCTTTGACCAGTAACCAAGGATAACGGGATGAACATGGTCTCCGATATATGCCTGAGCAGTACAAGAACGATTACCTTTGTCGTTACCAACAACGAAACGGAATTCTCGCATGCCCGAAGTCTTATGCTTCCTGACTTCCTGCTGCCATTGCAGGAATGTGTATTTTTCGTTCCTCGTAATTGGTTTCTTGATTATCGGTTGTTCCGTTACTGCTATATTCGTCGTTGTCGTTGCTTCCATCGTTTTCTCTCTCAAGTTCAAGTTGTTCAATCTCTGCATCTGTGAACTGCATAATATTCCGCAATGCCCATTCTCGGCTGAAGTATCGGTCAACCATGCCGTCGATTTGCTGCATTGTGTTCAGCTTATTCTGAAGTATCTCTGATTGTTTCAGCTGAACAAACTGAGAGTCTTCTGCAAAGACCCATGTCAGTTCAGAACGAATCGCTTTCCACTCTTTGTCTTTAATAATGCCGCGCAATACAAGCTCTGTTCTGAGCACGTCTTCAATCACGACAATGAACCTGTTTCGCAGTGACTGAATGAATTTGTGGAAACGATATTCGTCTCGTGTAATCTCTGTCACACGACCAACACCAAACGGATTCTGTTCCTGAGCAAATCTCGATTTAGGGATATTGAGACTTCGATAGAATCGCTCGCGACAATATTCAACATCCTCGGTCACTCCAAGATTCGAACCTTCATCTAGTGTGGTTACTTCTGTTGAGCGACCATTCGATTTTCTCGGTAACCAGATATCATCGAGCATCGACATGATGTTTCGTCTGTCTGCAACAAGACCAGTTTCGGAGTCGTAAACCATCTTGTTCTTGAACCGAGTCATAACGTCTTTAAGATATGCTTCGCCCTTTGCCTTCTGCATATCGCCCACATCAACATAGAACACGCGGCGACTTGGTGCACGAATAACACGATAGACGACCATAGCATCTTCCATCATCTTCATGTTATTGTATGGAACAATGGCCTTGGACAGATGAGAAACAATATAGCCGCGTTGATAATGTGTGAGTCCAGAATCTGTATAAGCAATAGCCTGTTCAGGGAAAGCAATCAGCTGAGATGGTTTTGTTCTGTATCCTGCTTCCCAAAGTGCATTGTTCGCATCTATAGACGGAATCGGATTATAGAAATAAACAATCTCTTCTCGAGACAAGTCAACAAGACCATTATCATCGGCATCAGTGCTTTTAATACGTCGCATCTGAAGGGCATCGACAATCTGAAGCTTTGCGATGCGTTTTTTATCTTTGCTTACGACCTTATGAATGAACAATCTGCCATCAACATAGAATTTACGAAAAAGAATAGCACCGCGATTATCGAAGTCAAACAGCTTATGATAGACATCGTGCCACACTTCGCCGATTGACTCCTGAACAGACTTTGACAATTCTGTTTCGGGATTGAAGCTCAGTTTGATTGATTCTTCGTTCTGCGAAATATTGAACGACTCGTTTACAATCTCTTGTATTGCTTCGTCAACCTCGGCAGTCATTGCCAGTCTTCGATATTCTTTGATGCTTTCCTGTTCTGATTGAGGAAGCTCGGCAACACCAATGCCAGCAGACGAGAACATAGCAGACGCCATGTCGCCTTTTGCAACATCAAACGTGCCGTCATTCTCGCCCTGAACTGTGATTGTGTCTGGCTTATATTCGGGCTCGTGCGGCTGAGTGTGAAATAGTTTTTGAAAGAAATTCATTGAGTTGACTCTCAAATAGTATATTGTATCAACAATATTTAAAAGTCAAAAAGAAACGCCCTAACCAAGAAGGATTGGGCGTTATTACGGAGTAAGAAAGGAAGATTATGAGATGTGAGAGCAGGTTTATCTCATACTCTTATTTAGTGTCTCCGATTAGTTCAGCAATTCCTCGTACTCAGCAAGCAGTTCATCAACATTGCCAGAGTTTTCGGTTTTCTGAGGCTCGGGTTTTGCACCAGTGTCAAACGGAATATCGTCATCCTCTGCCACTTCTTGAGCAACAGGCTGAGGACGAGCCTTAACAGGTTCAGGAATCTCGTGGTCTTCAACCTTGGCAGTCACACCCTCAACATTATTGAATCTAGCTTCGAGTTCTGCGTATGTCTTGAACTCTTTTGGAGTAACCAGGTCTTGCAGTTTGTGCTGAGCATTGTACACTTTTTCAAGCTCAGCATCGTCGTCAAGCAATGCACTCGGAGCATCGAATGTGGATTTGTCATAACTGCGTTGACCATTTACAGTATGAGCGCGAAGACGGAAGTTTGCGCCGTTCCACAAATCGAACACGTCGCAGGCTTCTTCGTCTGCAAACTCGGGATTGATTTTGTCTGAAATCTTGTCGAAGATTTTCGGACCGAATTTATAGATAAACACCTTGCCGTTATTGGCTGGTTCTGCTGGGTCATCTACAATATACACGTTTGCATAATATCGTTTCTGACGTTTGCGTTTGCGAGCAATTGCCTGTTCTGACTCAATGCCGCTGTTCCATTTTTCCGAATTATTCGTACATACCGGACATGGTTTACCAATAGTGCTCGGGCAGTTTTCAATGAACCATTTCTTGGTCATCGGATTCTGATAAGCGTGGTCGTAACGCAGCACATACGGAATCTCTTCACCATCAGACGGAGGCAAGAATCGAATAATTGCACTACCAACACCATCCTTCACAGTCAGCGACCAGAATCGGTCATCCTTATAAGAACGAGCGCCTTGTTTATCGGCAGCCATGCGCTCTTTGATTTTTGCAAAAGAACCACTTTGTTTTTTAAGATTAGCAAATGACATAATTTCCTATCCTTCCTAGGGATTTCTTGGATTGTCTAAATTGGTCATAAGACCCGCTTCGTAGATAACAGATAAACAATCATGGATATTGAGATTTAGAAGTTTCCCGTATTGAGCGATAATAATTCGATTATGCTCCCACAGTGGGGATAGACTTTCCTGATTAGTAAATCCGTATATCTTGTCCAGGACTGCAATCGTCTCCAGACATATATCACATCTCAGTAATAACGGAGAAGTGTTTACCAACATCATCTCTTGCAATGTTGTTTTGTTAGCATAACAATAGTCAGAGATGGTGTCAATATCTTTTGAAAAATTATACCCGAATGCTCGAAGGTTTGATAATCGTGCTATATGAAAATCATACACGTCATCTGGCATATGATGTGCTTCGGTAACATGAGCGGTTGGATTCTTAATGAGAGCCGAGATAAGCCTGTCTTGTCTTTCTCTCAATGACGGAACAAAGTCAACAAAAGAAGCAAATGCCTGGACATCGGTTCGTTTCATGAATGCTGTTTCGGTCCAGTTCGGCATTCGATAACCAGGCTGCCAGTCAATCTTATTCTGAAAATGCAGTTTGATACCCAGATAATCAATCCAGGTGAAATAACATTGTCTAGTGAAAGAAGCCATCAATTAACTCGTTGCTTTGAGTCTCGGAAGCGAATGACGGTCGAACCAGTTTTTCGTCGAGTGCAGACTGCTTCAGTCTTTCGATAATTAGAGGGTCAAGGGTTTTGACAAACTCTGATGGCTCGAGGTCATCTTCTCTTACAATTTCCATCACAGCATCCCAGAACGACAATCCGCCCTGAAGATGCTCTTCGATTCTTTCTAGTAATATCATTATTAAAACTCAATGTTTCTGCGGTCGCGCATGAAGATATGAGCACCGCATCTGGTTACAACAGGTCCGAATCTTCGACCCTGCGTGAAGAAAATTGATTTGCCTGCGTGGGAAGTCTGATGCCGCATCTGTTGTCTTGCGATGTGCATGGCTTCAATCCATAGCCCTGGTTCTTTAACTGTTGGATTGTGTGGAGTCCAGGCAAACTGTCCACGCTGATAAACCACACGACATATTGTATTGGGAAATGACGGATGACGAGTTCTATTCAATACAACCTCAGCAACCATCTCGCGACAACGAACAGGTTCTGCTCGTGCTTCGTGATATATTGTGTCTGCCAGGCATTTAAGTTCGGGGTCAACATTCTTATGCAATGGATGAGCATTGATACCCGCCGATAATACCAGCAAAGCGATAAAAGTCATAATACGATACATTTGCGTTTTCCTTCTCGATATTGTTTCAGTATTGATAAAGCTAACGGAACATAATCCGAAACCTTGAACGTTATGCACTGAGGCGGAGTTGGCAAATCAAACGAATCATCATCGTCTGGTGCATTTAGCAATACACCTTGTCTGATTGAAACTCCGAGCATATCATAGAACATGATAGAATACAATGCAATCTGAACACCGTAGCTTTTCATCCACTCTAGTTTCTTCGGCTTCCTCGAAGTCTTATAGTCGATTGTTGACAAAACACCATCATAAAGACCAATAGTATCGGTCTTGCCAGTAA